TGTTATTAGTAGCAAACCGCATAAACGAATTGGCGGCGTTCCAAATATCAATTCCTGTCGTGCCGCCGCGTTGATGCAAATAAAAGTGGCTTGTACCATCACTCAAGTTTAAAATTGCATCAGTTGTTCCTTCTACTTGTAAGATTTTTCTGTTTGCTGATTGAAAATCACAGGACGTAGTACCAATAGAGACATCACCAGAGCTATCAATACGCATACGCTCTGCGCCACCAGACCACACCGACATGAAATCGCTAGAATGGTCATAACGTATTACGCCTCTGTTATTAGCGTCAGTGTCATCAAAAAATATGTCACAGGTTCCAGTATTACCAGAACCTATTGCAATTCGACTAGATGAACCTGCTGACCCTGTGTTGTATACGGCTAATCTGCCTTCATCGCCTGTCGTTCCAATAGACACGTTCCCGTTGCTAAGGATACGCATGGTTTCTGTTGAACCAGCATCACTGAAAAACGACAGTGCGGTAGAGGCGTTGGCAACACCGATAGACGCTCTTGTTGTGTTGTTGGTTTCAAAAGCAATGCCCGTTGAAGAAACGCCAGAGCCTTCTATAAGAACATTTGTGTTGGTTGCAATAACGTTTAGCGGATTAGAAGGACTCGTAGTGCCAATACCCACGTTACCTAAATTAGTGTTGCCTCCGTCGATAAATAAGTGCGGAGTGCCGCTTGTTTCATAAGTGTCACGTCCTGCGTAAAACTCTAAATCAATAAAACCAAATTGATCAGCCGCTTTTCCTACAATCCCTGCATAGTGAGGATCAGTTGCAGAGGTATCACTGTTTTTAAACAGGTAGCCGCCAATTAACTCACCGCCAGACGTTCCTTGAGTAGAATTGCCAGCAATAAACTCTGCTCCAGTTGCTGACTCAGCTTCTACAACAACACCTCCAGAAACTGCTGTTGGACTATCCGTGCCAACACCAACGTTACCGTTTTGGTCGATACGCATACGTTCTGTGGCAGTGCCTGATGCTATGGTGTCAAACTTAATAACAGGAGTGCTTGCACCATCAGAGCCGCTTATTCGTGCGCCAGTATCTGTGTCTCTTGTAAGCCGCATATTTACATTTGCTGATACGGCATTTACATGAAGCTCGTCAGCAGGACTATCAGTGCCAATACCAACGAGGCCAGAGTTATTAATCGTCATAGCCGTAACAGTTGATGCACCGTTTTGGACGCCAAACTCCAAATTGCCTACGCTACTTGGGTATGCGCCTGTAGTAGTTGCCTTGGCTCCAATATAAGCAATGGAGCCATCTGCGCTGGTCGCAAATCTTAAAATAGAGTATTCGTTATTTGCGTCACCAGCTTTTAAGTTTAGAATCGCCGTGGACGCAAGAGATGTGCTGGCGTCCGATCCATCTATTGTGACATTGCCGCCACTATCAATCGTAATCGCAGTGCTTGTGGCGTTATCGTCGATTCCTGTGGAGGTGAACGTACCTGTAGTCAAACTGGTCGGATTAGTACCAACCTCAATAACAGTACCGCCTGAGTCTTCTGTGTAGAGGCGCTTATTAGTAAGATCCAGCGCAGGTTCACCTTGGACAAGATCCCCTGCTAACGGTGCGCCTGAGCCGTTCTTTAGCTTAATAGTAGTAGCCATTAATAAGTACCTCCGTCAATAGTTGACAGCGTTGTTGTGATAGAAGTTGTTCCTGATCCAGTGACTGCACCGGACAAAGTAATAGTTTGATTTCCTGTGAGATAACTCTGGAGATCGCTAATTTGGGACTCTGTAATACTTAAGGCGGCTTGGTGCTGTGTAACGCTAGACTGCGTAATGTTTGCATCAGGCACGTTAGCCCACGTAACTGCAGAAGTCAGATCGTTAGTCTCTGTAAAACTTGTGAGATACCCAGCGGTACTGTGATCTCCCCAGCCGTAAGCAGTGTCCCACTGACCTACTTTGGTATCTGTGATGACGTTTACGCCCATGTCAATCGTGTTACCGTTAGCGTCCAGTGTACCACCTAGTTGTGGCGTAGTGTCACCAATGAGGTCAGGGTTTACCGTCTGCCACCCGGAACCATCGTAAATACGAGTAGTGTTGTCACCTGTGTTAAAGTACCAATCACCAGTAGTAACGGCGTTACCGTTGAGATCCACCGTAGGATTGCTTGCTTGCGCTCCTAAGAAAAATCCGTCGATAGCCTCTTGTGCAGCCTCTGCTGCCGTTTGTGCAGCTTCAGCAGCCGTCTGTGCAGTCTCAGCGGCAGTCTGTGCAGTACTTGCGTTAGTCGCACTAGTAGCTGCATTAGTCGCTGATGTAGCCGCCGCAGTGGCTTGTGTCGTTGCTGTGGTAGCACTAGTTGCCGCATTAGTTGCACTAGTGCTTGCTGCGGTAGCCTGAGTTGTCGCTGTAGTAGCGCTAGTAGCTGCGTTAGTTTCTGAGGTTGAAGCGTTGGTTTCGCTAGTAGCAGCATTGGTTTCGCTAGTAGCCGCCGCAGTGGCAGAAGTAGCCGCATTAGTTGCACTGGTGCTTGCGTTAGTCTCGCTAGTGCTTGCGTTAGTTTCTGACGTTGCGGCATTAGTTGCACTGGTTGCTGCTTGAGTTGCACTTGTGGCAGCGTTAGTTGCACTAGCAGCGGCTTCGTTTGCTTTTGTAGTAGCAGCCTGTGCGTTGGTAGCTACCTGTGACGCATAAGCATCCGTAGAGGCATCACCTGAACCGCCATCACCACGAAAGATTGGCATAGACTGCTCCTAAGAAAACAAACAAGGAAAGAGAAAAAGGGGCCGTTGCCGACCCCCTAGAGTCTTACTCGTCGCAAACAGCGAGGATGAATCCTGCTTCGGGACGGTAAGTTTCAACACCGTACAGAGTGTCAGCCGTGTACAGAGTAGAGAGGTACTCTTGCTTGTACTGGGTCTGAGAACGTACAGCCATTTGCTCTGCCATTACGAGAGCGTCCTTGTGGAAGAACAAGCAACCACGGGTATCATCGGTAGACGCAGAGTTCTGAGCAGCCACTTCGATTACCGGAGCGTTGCTAGAAACGTAGATGTCTACACCGTAGAGGTTACCGATGAGGCCAGACTCAACACCACGACCACCAACAAAGTCGGAAGACACGTAGCGGTCGATGCCCATGATAGACTTACGTGACGCAGGAGGAATAACGAGAACTCGTCCGTCCATAGGTACGTCAGCATCGTCCATCAACTTGATTGCTTCACGGAAGCCAAGGTCGGTAAAGTTGTCACCAGACGTTACAGTGTCAACAGCGTACGTAGCAAGGCCAGCAGCGGCATTGAAGTAGTAGCTGTTGCTGTTTACCCAGTCAGCACCAGTGTTGGCGGGAGACTGAGTACGAGTTCCGTCACCGAAACCAGTAGCAGCGTTGATGAGGTCAGTGTCTACCTTCAGAGCAAGCTGGTAGCCAGCGTCTTCGGTGTAGAACTGTCGCAGAGAAGACAGAGCCTGTACTTCTACGATGTCCTCAATCAAACGTGAGTACTCAAAGTGACGGTCAACAGTGACAGTCAGTTCTGACTCAAGGTTAGCCTGAATCGTAACTGCTACAGCTTCTGCCTTAGCAGATGCAGCACCACGAACGGGCTTAGGAATGTGAATAACGTCACCCTTCTTGCCAGTCATAGCGAGACGCTTGACAAGGGGAGCCATCTTCAGGTTCTTTTGATAAGCAGCGATTACTTCGTCACTCCAGATTTCTGGAATAAAAGTACCCGCAGCGGTTTTGTCTACTACAGCATTAGCTGTAAAATAGGCACCAGAGGTTTCACCAGCCATTGTAATTCTCCTTTAGGCTATCGAACCCGACCCTCTGCGTAAGCCTTAAGTAGCTCGTCCGACATGGACTGATAACGCTCTGGATCGGTTCTCATAAGTTTAATAATGTCAGCACGACGATAAACTTTACGACGAGATCCCTCTGCTGTTCCGCGAGCGTTGCCTGTTGATGCAGTCTTTACTGAACTCTTACGTGCTTCTCTTTCTGCTTGTGCAGTCTGTTGAACTACTTGGTTCCGTTCTTTCCAGAGACTAAATAGCTCGTTAGCAGCATCGTAATCGTACGCTTGGTCTGCCTGAACAAACAACTGTGTTCGGACTTTTGACCCCTTGATCCACTCAGCAAACTTAGGGTCTTGCAGTATCTGTTCCATCTCAGGGTGAGAGGACTTCAGTTGTGCAAGAGTAGCCTGTTGTTTGTACTGTTGTGTGTAAGCCTGTGCTTCTTTGATCTTAGGGTGATTGT